ACAAATTGGGGGTGGTGATGGACTTCTACAGGGGCTTAGGAATCGTGATCGTTGTGGGCTTTGCTGGCCCGCTCTTGTGGCTTGGCATCGACCTATTGATCGCCGCCATCACACGATCACTCAACCGTCGAGCCAACGTATGGGACCCCAAGCAGTCCCGAGCGAAGCAGCGACTGTTCTACTACCTTGCGCGTTTTTGGGCTGTTCTTCAGAAGCCCTTGTTCTGACACCCGCTGCATGAGTTCTGCGGCCTGCTGGGGATTCAGAAGAGCGTCAGACAGCAGCCCTTGAGCCTTCTCGTCTGCTCCCTGGTAGATCCATCGTGTTGCGCGAGAGATGCCGGGGAACTCAAGCAGCCCACCAGCCAAACGCGGCATCCCTGATTGCTGCGCGATGTTGTTCATCGACAGCTTCTGGAATGTGTCTGACCCGACGCCTCGGCCGAGGTTCTGAGCGTTTGCCTTACGCGCCAAGTCCTCGCCGATGGCAGTAAGCGTGCTCATCTGTTCTGGCGTCATGACATCGGTCAGAGTCTTGTTGCCCTTGAACTGAGTAGCCGCCCTGACAGTCTGGTCAGCGTTTCGCAGTGCGCGGGCATACTGCGCCCCGCTCTCCTGCCCCAAAGCTCCGAAGTCAGACAAGGCCGGTTGCACCTTGTCGAGCAGATAGTTACCGACCTCCATCTGATTGATGGGCTTCGACATCTGCGCATGAGTGGTTCTGGCCTGCTTGAATACAGGGTTTGCACCCTCCATCCAGCTAAGCAACTGGCGGCGCAGGCTGCGGACAGCATCGCCCGACTTGCCAGCAAACCCGGAGGCGGGATCGGTCAACATCTCATCCATTGCCATCTTCAGGTCTTGAAGGGCCTGCCCGCTGATCTTGGTGGAGTCGTTGCCCTTGATCCCGAGTCCGCTGAACGGGTTAGACGGTCTGACATTGAATGAGAAGGTGCGCCCCTCGTTCTCTGCAAGCGTCTTCGCCCGAGACATGGCTTGCTGCACAGCCGGACGCTTGAGCAGGTTTTCCAACTTGTCGTCAACTGTGTAGACCGCTTTCGTAGCTTGCGAAAAAAGCGGGCCGCTTGCCTCTGATCGCGCAGACTTTGCCGCCGCCATCGCGGCATCATCCTTTGCGATTCCTCGCAGGGCGTTCAGGCGAGCCGACGCCTGCTCCATGGCTCGGGTGGTGTACGCCTGCGGGTTTGCTTGTGCAGCCGCCCGCTCCAGCGCCGCAATGCCGCCACTTTCCGCAACCTGCGCAGCGGTCGGCATGGAACCAGGAACAAGAGGCGCAGCCCTGCGAAGGCGTGAGGCAATGGCAGCGGCATCATCCCCACCAACTTGATTCAGGACTCGGCCAATGACCTGCTCCCTGCCTCGCTGATAAAGGGGCTCAGCAAACGCTTTTCCGGTCTTGAACGCCGCGCCAAGAACCGGAACGGATGCGCCAAAAGCGAAGCCGGTAGCGCCTCGGTTAGCCCGCTCATCAAGCGAGCCATACTCAAGAACTCCAGGAATTGCGCCTGCCGCCCCCATGCGCAGCACATTACCGACCAGCGTTTTAGCGCCGCCACCAGGCAACGCAAGCGATGGAAGCGCCTCACCAATACCCGTGGCAACCGGGCGAGCCTTCCGCAGCGGTGCATAGGCCGCATCATCACCATCAGCGCGGGCCTTTAGGTCTGCCAAGGCCTTTTGATCGCCCGTGGCCGAGTAATACATCTGCTGCGCACCCTTGCCGATTCGGTCAAAGGTGCGACCCGCGCTGATCAGCAAGGTTTTTCCAAAGCCCGGATCTTCAAAGGGCGCTTCCGCCTGCTTAGGCCCTGCTGCTTGCTGCTGAGATTGAAGCGCAAGGATGGCGTCAGCGAGCTTTCGGGCATCCTCGGTCGCTCCAGCCCTGTCAGCGTTGCGCAGTGCGTCTTGCAGTTCGGTAAGTGTTGCCATCAGCGGCTCCGGTGCTTGTTGACCAAGGCGTCGATATCGGCGTCGCGTGAGTTCGGCTTCTGCTCCGCCTTAGGCATGCCCGTAGGCGAGCCACCCAGCTTGCGCGGACCAAAGTCAACGCCCTGGTACGGATCGGGCGCGTACAGTTCCGGATCCAAACCAAGGCGACCCGCGTTATCTCGGAATGCCTTGATGTCGTTGCGGCTGCGCGTGTAGTCCGTGAACGACAGGTTCCGAGCCTGCTCAAGCAAGTCCTTGCGTTCTTCCGGCAGCAGTGATTGCCCCGTCGCCAGCCGCTGCGCGTACCCCTTGATACGGTCTGGAATGGCGCGGTTTGCGTTGACGAGATCAATTTCCCCCTCACGAACCACAGACTCGGGATCAAGAGCCTTGATGAAGGAATAGACCATCGTCAAGTCACCCTTGGCGGAAGGGTCTTGAGACGCCTGCACCATTGCGTTGTATGCGGCAGCACGGGTGAACGATGGCTTAGTCGCGTCCCGGTAGTCCTTCTGGAAGGACAGCGCAGCCTTAGCAACAGCGGTTGGATCGCTCATGTTGACTGCGACGCTCGGGGCGGCTGCACGCTTCTGGGACATCACCCAATCAGGGAACGAGCCCTTGAAGCCTTGCTGTTGCGCGAACTGATACTCGCGCACAGCCGATGGCAACTCCGCTGGCTTGTCTGGAGCCTGGAACACCACCTCGCCGCTATCCATGTTGCGCACAACCTCACCCGGCTTGAACGTCTGGAGGTTGGGCTTCTTGGGCGCGGTCATCGCTTGCAGCTGCATCGACTCTTCCGGCGAGAACTTCGCCCGCATGGCGTCAAACGGATTGACCGTGCGGACACCCATCGGAACCTGATTGATGCCCGGAACGCCCGCGCTCTTGGCCGCGCCAAAGATGAAATCAGGGTCGGCGTAAGGGTTCGTGTTCTTGATGTCCTGAGGGGCCTGAGAGGGCTGGAGCAGCGGGGCCGGAGTGAAAGCGGTGTTCAGGAAGCCTTCACGCGACTGACGGTCGGAATCGGCGCGAGCGCGATCCTGCGTCATCCAGTCGCGCTGCGTCTTCATCCACGCGTCCTGCTCCTTCTGGCGAGCCTGATCCGCCTGCATCTCACCAGCTCGACCGTAAGCCAGCAGGCCAGCCAATCCACCCTGCCCGATAGCCTGAGCACGAGTGCCCCGACCAGCGAGAGCGCCGAAGCCAGCGGCCAACAGCCCCTGACCTTCAGGCGACTTGAAGAAATCGAGCAAACCTTCACCCACGATACCCCCCCAACAGGCCTTGCACGGCCATTTGCTGCGCCTGGCGACGCTTTTCCATGTCAACCTGATCGGTTGGGTTCATGAGGCTAGCGAACACCTGCGGGTTTGCTTGAGCGTGCTGCATTGGCTGCTGCTGCGGCTGCTGTCCGCCACCAAATCCGCCGAGTAGGCCGCCTGCCTTGTTGGCAACGTCCAGCCCTTGGGTTAGCGATGACATCATCCCGCCCGACCCACCAGAAGCAGCGCCCAAGCCTTGCACGGTTTGAGGCGAAGCCGCACGGCTTGCGTCAACGATAGGCGCGGCAGACTGACCACCAGAGAAGTCAAGCAGTCCACCCGACATTGAAGACCCGCCTCCAGTACCGCCCGTCAAGCCCTCAAAGAAGCCGCCAAGCCCGCCTGTTGCGCTACTTCCGGCTCCACCAGCACCCCCGAAGCCGCCAAGGCCGCCCAGAGCCTGACCACCACCAAACACCAGCAAACCGCCGAGCGCGTTGGTGCCGTGCGCTTTGCCAGCCTTGTCGAAACCATTGAGGCCGATGGAATCCCCGGCGTGATCTAGCATCGGCTTGATGCCTTTGAGGCCAATGGTCCGCCCCAGGTTGTTAAAGCTGAAGCCATCATTGAATCCAGAAAAGTAGCCCATTACTTGCCACCTCCGCTTTGCGTCGTCGTCTGAGTCTGGAAGCCGGGAGTACCGAACACGCCGGACATCGCTTGCAGCTTCTTGTACGGATCGTTCTGCTTGTCCTGGAACTGCTGGAACTGGAAGTCCGCTTGATCCTGTGCTTGAGACTGCTGGAGGTTGCCCGCGTTGAGCAGTTGGCCCGCGTTCGTGAAGCCTGCTTGCTGGATGGCAGGAGACATGCCGAGCGCCTGCATCTTGTTGGACTGATCAAGCCCGTAAGCGTTGAAGCGCATGCCCGATGCGATGTCACCGAGGTTCTGCTGCAACTGGCTGTCTTGCTTGGCCTGCGCATCCATCAGAGTCGCGTTGCCGAACGATCCAGACTGCACAGCCTGCATGACCTGATTCGGGCGAACCTGGCGGTTATAGGCGTCTGCCGTCTCGGTCTGAGCCTTGGCGATCTGCTGGGTCAGGTACGGATTCTCCTGGCCACCTTGCAGGAAAGACCCAAGGGCGCTTTCTGCCTGGCCCTGCACACCAGACCCTGCCTGCTGGCGAATCATGTCCAGTGCGCCGGTTTGGTCGGCGTTCATGCCCGCGAAACGCTGGCCCGTGTAGCCCTGCCATGGCGTATTGGCAACTTGCTGGGCTTGAGCGGTGAACGTGTCAACCAGCGGATAGAGGCGTGGGTCAAGGCCCTGTGAGGTCGTGGACTTGCCGCCACCGCCGCCGCCACCCCCATAAATGACTTGACCCGCACAACGGCGGGTCGCAGAGTCACCGAACGGCATTTCTGCCGCGTAAAGCTGTCGTCGGCTGGTCATTTCTTGAACCTCATTCGCGTTCTCACCGGCTCAAACCCGGCTCGTTGGTAAAGCTTCGCTTGCGCTGGCTTCGCTTCACAATGAATCTCACTGCACCCATCAGCCGAGGCCCAATCCCACAGCGTGGGCAAGAACTCCGAGAATCCAGCCCCCGGGGCCCACATGTCAGTGACCATGCAAACACGCATGTTCGGGAGGTCATCAATCCGAATCACGCCCCACCCGACCGGAGCGCCATCACGAACCATCGCGATCAACTGACGCTCACCACGGGCAAGAATCATCTTGAGTTGGTCGCCTGTGATCTGCCCATCGGAAGCGTCACAGGCTTTCGACAGGTTGTGAGCACCCATCGCCCAAGCCGTGTGAACGTGCTTGCGATCAATCGGGACAAGTTCAACCATCAGACAAGCGTCACCGTAGGGGCGACCGTGTAGGTAATCCGCACCGTGTCGCCCTTCTTGACAGGCACCACAGCAACCACACCAAGCGACGTGCTCACGCCTTCGCGGACGTAAGCCACAGCCGACACCGTGCCACCAACGATGGACACAAAGCCATCTCGTGACGCGACGTAATCGAAAGGAGAAGCACCGACCGTCACAGCCGACACGCTCAGAGGCGTGCTCACCCGGTCAATCAACTCGTTGACGGACAGAGCCACAGCGCGGAACAACTCATTGACGCGCTGAACCAAGCCAGCCTGATTCGGCAGGCGAGGCTCTACGGGCAACTTCTTCATCGAACCCCCGCAGGCTGCAACTTGAGGTCAATCGCAGACAGGCGACCATCACCCACCATGTCAATCCGCACACGATGGAAACGCCCGGTCTGTCTCATGGGGAACTTAGACCCGTCGAACGATGAGAGCCCCTGAACAACAGGGTCCGCACCGCTCGACTCTTTCGTGTAGCCCCGACACGTCGCCGATGTCGGCTGCCGCGACCACCTGACATTGACCCGTCCGAGGAACGACGATTGCGTCTCGTCGCCCACGTCACCAGACACAAACCACGAGTCATCGGGGATGCCGGTCAATGACTTGATCTTGTGATCGGTGCCAAAGATGGCCGGGTTGGATTTCGACGCAAGCCAGAAAGGCGAGTCATACGAAAACGCGGGGCCGCTGTCGTAGGTGTAGCCAAGTCCCGCCGCCGTGTCGTATGTGATGCCCTGCGATGTGTAGTTCAGCACCGCTTCAGCCGTCAGATCAGACACACCCCAGCGGCCCGAAGGAACGTGAAACACCAGAGTCCGATCACACTCCGACGAGTTAACACCAGGGTAGAACATCCACACCAGAGCGTTATCTCTGTCCCACATCAGCTTCGTGCGATACCGGAACTGAGCAGACGAGTTATCAATCCACCATTGGCGGATCTGATCGCCCACAGCCTGCGCCCTGTGGCCGTCGAACAAATACACGTTGTCAGAGCCGACGAAGACGTGCCCACGCGGGGTATCGGCCACAGCCTCAACACCCACACAGCCCACGTCACCGACAGGCATGGTCCATTGCCACACCACATCGCCACCAACGTAGATCCCGACGAAAATGCCGCGCTCCTTGTAGGCGATGATCGTGTCACCCATCCGCAGCCCAGCCGTGATAGCGCCCTGACCTTCAATCAAGCGGCCCTCGTTCGACTGAGTGGCAACGCTAGGAGTCCACTGCGTCACATCCAGATAGCCCGAGCACTTCCACCCGTCCG